CCATCAAATGAACGAGCAAAGGCGATTGCGTCACCATCGCAAAAATCCCACATGGGTCCAATAATTTCACAGTCAGATCCAGAAATAGATTTGCGATTTAGACGAGCGGACAGCGCATCCGAATTATATATTTCTCCATTGCACATCCATTCAATCGTTTCACATGAACTAAGAAAAGGCTGTTGACCTCCCTTATTAAGTCCATTAATAGCAAGGCGCGTAAAAATCCAGCAAGCGTTGTAAAGTTGACATATAGAATAATCTTCTGGTCCCCGTGCCTGAAGGCTTTTTCCACCCTTTTCCCATAGTTCTTGCTTCTTTTCAGGCGGGCAATACGTGGCTATATGATGCACATATGCTAAAATTCCGCACATAGTCCTTTTATAAAGGTATAGAGTATGCTTTAGACCAACGGTTAACTAGGGTTAAACTTAGTGTAGTATATATTATATAGAATGAACGTCCTTATTAAAACAATCCTTTCAGGAATTCTTGCATACACAGTTCATTATGGGAGTGTAAAGGCATATAATACGATGTGTGTTCCAGATACTCCGTATGGATTTCTCCAAGGATTTGTTACTATGGGAAGTCCAATGTGTCAGCTTGGCCTTACTATAATGCGTGAAACGCAGACATCATATAGCTCATTTTTACTAATGGGGGCATCACGGTTGTTGGTTGATGCTGTTGTTCCCGGGACAACTGCAATTGTTGAAGAAGGAGCTAAACAGCTATAAGCGATTATAATAGTAGTATAGATGAATGTTATTGCATCCGCAGAGGGTTCTTTATACGAACTGGTCTGCAGAGGCAAAAAGGACGCATATTTCTTTGGAGATTCCCCCAAAAGTAAATATATCTTTGATAATACGTATGGGTCAGAGTTACAAACAATGTTTGAGCGGCGTATAAAGCAGCCAAAGACAGGAGTAGATTTCGGTAGGACGATTGAATTTGATGTTGAGGCGGTGGGAGATGTTATCCAATCGTTTTCCTTTTTAATTAATCTACCCTCATGGTTTCCAACGCCAATCGAACAAAAATTTGGGACATCGGTAATACAAGACCTTTCAGGTGTATCATATGGGTATGTGAATGGAATTTCGTATTTTTTATTTGAGAGTATTCAGTTATATCAAGATTCTATTTTACTCCAGCAATTTAGCGGCGATTCATTGTGGGCGACGTCTTCCACACAAGGGATATATGCTGAACGACATGTGGTTGGTATATTGTCTGGCGGACACGATGGTTCTTCTGCATCTATTGGTAAAAATGCGATGCCTGGACAGCTCCGTTTATATCTACCATTTGCTGGATGTCAACCAGGAGGGCTAGGATTTCCTATACGAGCAATGATGTCGCATACGTTTACAATAAAATGTAAGTTACGTAGGCTCGAGCATTTGATAGAGGCATCTGACCAGAGAAATTTTTCGAGTTTAACGGGATATCCTTGGAATAGAAGTGATTTTAAGTGTATAACTGATACTCTAGGAACACATACCCAATTTACAACATTAAAACATACTGATATGAAGCCATTATCAATCCAACTTGAAACGGTTCAGACCTATGTTACAAAAGAAATGCAGACGCTTATGATGACGCAGCCATTGGAAATACCCTTTTATCAAACGTATGAAACTGTGACTACCTTACTACCAAATGATTATAAGAGTTCAGGAGTGAAGAATATAAGATTTGACGGGTGTCATCCTACCCCACGAATTCTATGGATAATAAGGAGCGAAAGTGATATGCAGGCAAATCTATTATGGAAATTATCCCCGAACAAGGGGGGTCCTTATTATAATACAGCAAGTCTGGTGATTGCAGGAAAAACACGTGAATCTGAATTTGATGGTAGTGTATGGAGAGATATTGTTAATTTTTGTAAGGAGGATGTTGATACATTCAGAGAGGTAAATACAATGAATTGGGGCCTTGGGTATTATGAAAAGAATAGAGATAAACGCATTGACGGGACAATAAATATGACAACGGCAGATCGTCCTACATTGTCTTTAAATCTAACATTACCAACGGGGAATCAGCTTCCACCGACGGGTGCTCCATTACTCCAAGATTCTTATAAGGCTGAACTAAGAATAATTACAGAAGGATGGACATCGTTGAAAACGAGCGGAAATGGCAGAGTAGAATTATTGTCATTTAATTAGAAGTCGTCGTTATGGCCGACGCATCAGCCAATACAAGAAAAATACAAGCACAAACTTTATATAGTTTTTCAAAACAACGTCAATACAACTTAAATCAATCAACTATGGGATTAAAAGGTGCTATTTTAATGAACGGTGGTGGAGGGACATCGTCAGAGGTTATTGCGGAAAAAAATGCAGGTGCTGGACTTACACCGTATATAAATCCAATATCTCCTTTTGAAACGTTAAAGGCAATTAATATAGGTATTAATACATTTACAATACAATGGACTGGTGCGGATAATGCTGATTTTTTTTCATATTCAATGCCTGCTAGCATTGATAATGGGCGTATATCGCAAACAGCAACATTTTCAGGTCTTTCTCCAAATACGCGATATAGTGTATTTGTTATGGCGGATGAATCTGAAACAAGTATATTGGAAGGAGGAGCACGGCGGTCAAGTGTGCTTGAAGTATTAACGGGTCCAAATCCTCCAATTAATTTTTTCTTAATTTCAAAGGGACAGACGTTTATTTCTTGTAGTTGGACAAGTCCTGATATGAGTAGTATATTTACGTATTCTTATACTATCACTGGAAACGATGATTCACAGCAATCAGGAATTACATCGTCTACAACCCTTACAATTAATAATTTAAATCCAGGAATAACATATAATATATCTATCTTTACAATTAATATTACAGGAACAACGTCGGCCCCTGCATTTCTACCCTCTGGGAATATTACAACATTACCTGGAATATTATATTCATATATTACAGCATTAAGCCCAAGTAGTTTTACGGTAGCATGGAATGGCTTGGCAAAAACGAATTCCTATTATATAGAGTATCCTAGAATTCAGCCAAAAACATTTACTAATTTTATACCATCGTCAAGTTATGCTATAGGAGATAAGGTTACTTTTAATAACATTAGATATACATGTACTACTGCATATATTCCTATAATTATTGGAACATTTGTAACGCCTTACGCGAATCCAGCGCTTGACAGTATAAATTATAACAGAGATAATTTTGGAAGTCCAATGAAATCTCTATATCAATTTCCTAAAAGTTATTTAGATGCTGCGAATCAATTTTCCTTTAATACGAATGTAGATTCTACTGGAAATAATGCGATTATATTTGTTACACCAACATCCCCTTTACAGGTTGGTAATTATATTATAGGGCCTTATATAAATGGATATAGTCAAATTACAGGCATAGATGTGAATATTCCATATATTCAAGGTGGATCGCTAACCTTTATTTCAAATGGAAATAATATTGTAATATCAACAATATTGAATTTTAATAGTGGATTTGATACTACAGGTGTACAATATAGTTATACTATATTTGCATCGAATAGTCCTGCACCAACATTTAGTTTAACTTATTTTACACCAACTGACGTAATAAATGAAATAACATATTCAACAATCAATATAGGAGTTGATACATCGTATTTAATAAGTCAAATTAGTTCATGCACATTATATGATTTTAAAGTATATGCATGTAATTCCGCATGGGATAGCACACCTTCTAGCATGATTAGTTCTTTATTGACTCCTCCTTCAGGTCCGTTAATTTCTCCACAAATATCAACGCAAACATTCACAGGATTTGTAGGCCATTGGCCATTAGAAGGTATAATAACAAGCACCTATCCATCAAGTATTTGTGTATTATATGATGCAAACTCAAATATGCTCCAATCAAATTTGTCATTACAGAGTAATTTTTCAAATTATTTTTCAACAACAGTTAGTTTTTCAGGGTTAAATATTAACTCTGTTAATTTATCGATAACTACATTTAATACATCAGGTATAACATCGAGTAGTTATATTATACCTTTATTGACTACATATTCCAGTATAGGAGTAACCACCTTCAATTCAAATGCGAGTCCATATATTCAAATAAGTAGTATAGTTACGGCTGGTTTTATATATTCAAATACGTTTGAATTATATTCACATGGCTCATTTTGTAATGGTAGCGGATTTATTCAAGGAACATCGTATAAATCAGCTACTCCAATCCAAATTATTAACACATTAAGCACCCTTACCCCAACATCACCTCCTAATATATTGAGCAACGTTCTTTTAGAATATTCAACTATAAATATAACAAGTAATACAATATATAAAGTAGAAAGTAAATTATATTACGCTCCTTCTACGTATTTTGAGCTCGATTACTATCTTTTAACCATCGAAAGTGGATCTAATTTATTTAGTAATATTGTATTAACTAGCAATACATCAAATTCTTTTCGTTTATCATGGGATTACAAATTTTCAACTATAACAAGTTTTTATAGTATAAATAGTAACACAAATATTTTCGGACAAATGTATACATATAATGCTACTGGATCAAATTTAGGAAATACAGTGCAAACATTTACTATAAACCCTAGTATTTTAGAGTATCAAACTTCGATAGGTATATATATCCCATCGATACTACCAAATAGCCAAGGCTTTACATCGCATATACTCATGGCTCCGAGCCCAGCATATGCTATAAACTATTCTGGTCTTTCAGAAAATAGCGTAACCTTATCATGGTCGAATAATTCTATTGGGTTATTTGCCCCATTATCTACATTTGTATCATATACTGGATTAACATGTAATCTTCCTAATAATGCGACAACATATACAATAAGCGGACTTACATTAAATACATTATACACCTTTTCAATTGTATCGTGTAATACACAGGGAACGGCTCCCCCAGGAAGTGTAGGAAGTCCATGTGGGGGAGGATCAAGTGTAGGAACTATAACGTTAGGCACAGCTCCTGTAAATGTCCTTGCGAGTATAGTTCCATCAAATGTAACAAGCACTTTTTTTACCTTTAATTTTCCATTTATAGCGAATACATTTTTTTCTTATACATTATCGAATATAGATCAACCTAATTTTTTAACGGCAAGTAATATTCAAGGACCTGTATCATGTAATATAACATCGTTAAGTCCAAATACAACATATTGGTATTATATTACACAATATACTGCTTTTTGGAGTAATACAATAAGTAACACTGTAACAACCGCACCTCCTCCTGTAATTGCGACGTATATAACTACGATAAGTACTATACAAATATCATGGCCAACAGTCCCGAGTTTTACATATCATATATCTACAATTGCTGGGTTTTCAACACTATATGTTCCAAACGCGACTTCTCCATATTTACTAACAAATTTATCAACAGCTAATGCTTTAACACTAACGGTAGGTCAATCAAATGCTGGAGGAATTCAATATAATGTTCCGTCCACAATATGGACAAACCCTGTAGGGACTTCAACTATTACATGGCTAGCAGTATCTATATCATCGATTACTGTTACATGGCCTCAAGAAACTACAAATAATGGTGTTTCATATAGATGTATATTAAGGAGTAATTTTGGGCCACTTATTGAAAGTGTAAATGTAACAAACACGAGTAGAATTTATAGCAATACTATAAGTTTACGCCCTATTGGATTCTTAGCTCAGTGTAATTTTTTTAATTATTTTCAATTATATATATCAACAGTAACTCCTACAACATCCGTAACAAGTCCGCCATTTACGCTTGCAACACAGCCTTCTTATGCAAGTTTAACAACATATATATCAACTATACCAGGGAGTGGATTTAGCATTGGAGGATCAAATATTTATTCATGTGGTACTACAATGATATGTGGTATGAATTATTATTCATATGGGTATGCTACAGGATTTAGTAATGTAAACTACCAGTCAAACCCTGTGACAAGTCTGGGATATATAAGTGATTCTAATTTTATAGGGAATCCATTTGGAACTGAATTATTTGCTACAAATGCTTCTTATGCGACACCTTCTAATTTATTACAAAATTCTATATATCGAATTGATCATCAGTTACAGAATTATTTAACAACTATAAATCTTCCTGCACTATCAACGGTGGTTGAACGTGTATATCTTTTGACTCCTCAGCTAAATCCATTTCGAAATTTTTCATTAAGTAATGTAACAATTAGTTCTGTAAATATATTTCATAGTTGGCTGGGACCAACATGTAATGTAAATTTTTCAGATTCTAGGGCAGACCTTATTTCATATGGAGGATCATTTACTCCAATTATTACCACAGTAGTATCTTCTAGTAATAATACATCAAATTATACATTAAATCTGCAACATACAATTAATATTACGGGTTCATATAGAGGAAATGCTAGATTATTGGTAGTGTTAAGGGAAAATCTCTATACATATCAATCAAACGTTGGAGTAGATAACACTTTATTTTCTATGGCGAATTGTAATTTACATGTATTAACAGCACCAGATCCTTCTTCAAATATATCATATTCGAGCGTGTTATCGAATGGATTTACACTAAGTTTTTCTAATATAACTGCCGTATTTGGAATAAAAAATCTGAGCTATTATGCTAGTAATGTAGGGGGAAATATATACGGGCCAGTTAGTTCAATTGGTGTGATAAATGCGTCTATTCCTGTTACAGGGTTAACTGCTAATACTTTATATACAATGAAAATTCTAGCATGTAATGTCCAAACAACGTCGCTTCCAGGAACTAGTATAGATCCAGCTGGTGGCGGAATAACAGAATCATCTAATATCAGTATATTAACTGCCCCTGCTTCCGCGTCTAATATAAGCGTGTCAAGTAACACCGCAACATCTATCACTTTATCTTGGTTAAATTCTTCACTAGGGGGTGCATATCCACTATCAACACTTATAGTATATAATAGCTTAACATGTAATGCCCCGCCGAATTCTACAAGTTATACTGTTGGGTCACTGGTAGGAAATACATCGTATACATTTTCTATTATATCATGTAATATCCAAGCGACGCTAGGAGGTGGTTGTAATCAATCATCTAATTTTACAGCAACTACGCGTGCTACACCATTAACAGGAATTACATATATTCCATCGTTGACTAGTATAACTGCAAATTGGTCTACAATCGCGGGCGTGTCATATATAATTTCTACAACGACTTCTGAAAATATAAGTGTATATGCTACAAATATAAGCCCCCCATATACAATAACAAGTTTACCACAAGGAAATTCTATATCATTAAGTATTGGTATAGTAAATAGTGGAGGAATATCTTATTCTATACCATCTACACTTTGGACAACCGTTTCGCCGGTGCCTCAGCTTACATATAATGCTGTTAATTTATCGAGTTTTACTATTACATGGCCACCTGCATCGGCAAATAATGCTATAACATACAGAGTGAATTTATATAATAATAACGGAGTTTTAATAGAAAATTCGCCTAGTATTGCAAACACTAGTATAGTATATACTCCAGTAACAAATTTATATCCAGCAAGTGGATATAATACATATAGTAATATATATAATGTGTATATTAGTACAATCACGCCAGCAAATGTAGTTACTACGTCGGCATTTCAAGTATACACACAGCTAGAAATATTAACAATTTCTCCTTATTCGATATTTACACCTCCTTTTGTTCAACTTAATGCGAGCAATGTTGCTATTGCTGGATTGGTTCGACGGGTAAATGTATGGATGAACGACTATGGATATTCAACATCAATAATAAACTCAAATTATCAACAACTACCTGTAAATGATAATGCAAATCCAGTATATACTTTATTTTATACGAGCAACGTTCTGTTTTCAAATGTACTATTGAGTCCGTCATTTTCTCAAAATTTTAATAAGGTAGTTCGTTTACGCTTTCAATTTTTTAATTTAAATGTTGATACTCAAATAAATGTATTTGGTTCCCCTTCATTGCTTGGCACAGACGCAAGTGTATATAGAAATATATTCTTATTAACACCGCAATTTAATCCTTTCCAGAATGTAGTATTAAGTAATATAACAACAAGTAATGTATCGCTAAGGTATAGCTGGTATGGTGCTACTTCAAATGTAAGTTTTTCTTCAACCACTGTCACCAGTTCTGATGTAAATCAGACGCCTTCAATTCTAAATACAATCTCAAGTTTTACAAATAATACGTCAAACTATCAAGGAAATGGGAGTAGTGAAATTACAGTATCGGGCACATCATTGGGAAATACGGTGCTTACTGTAACTTTAGTTGAAAATACATTAGCATATCAAACAAGTATTGGGGTAAGCACGAGTTTTTCTTCTCCAGCCTCATGTAATATATTTATACTAACAGGTCCGCCTCCGCGCATTAATATCGATTTTGCTTCAACTGCTATGTTATCAAATTCTATTGTGTTGAGATATGAGGCTGCAACTAGAGGTGAGCTTTTTTCTAGGACCGATTATATACTAGGAGTTATAGGATTTAGCGATAGCGTTTCAGGAGGGAATGTATATAATTCAAATGTATGGCCCCAAAGTGCGAGCACGCCAGTCGCTTTATCTCCAATAAATGTCGGCGCAAGTGGTTTAATAGCAAATAGAGTATATACATTTGGAGTAGTTTCATGTAATACTCAACTAACGCCTATCCCAGGAACGTTAGCAAATCCATGTGGGGGCGGAATGTCTTCGTCTTCAAATTTATATATACTCACAGCACCAGAAGCTTCTTCAAATTTATCATTTACAGCGACATCAACAAGTATAACATTAACATGTGCAAATGCTTCATTCGGACGTTGGCCACAATTAAGTAATTATGTTTTTTATAGAGATAATACAACATTTATAACAACAGAGGTGTTTACTGGATTCTCTGTAACATCCTTATTTATAGACGGGTTAACTCCCGCAACATCATATACTATGTGGACTATCGCTGCAAATATTAGGACAACCGCTGCTCCAGGTTCATTTGGAAATCCATGCGGGGGAGGTTCTGCAAGGTCAAGTGATATTACTGTAACAACTCTACCCTAAGAAGTATTCTGAATTAAAGACTTCATCCCTGTAATATAGAAATGGAGCCTCCCACGTATGGGTTTAATCGTCCATCGGGAGATATTGTAACTCTTTTAGAGTTAACTCCTCGTGATTTTCAGGACAATCATTATTTTCCATTGTCTTCTGAAAAGACGTGGTGGGTATCTGACTCCGACAAGCTAACTCACCCATTTTCGATGAGTCTTCAGCAAACCCCCTTTCGTGGACCGGCGTCCTTTGGTCAGCGATTTTCATTTGATGTTAAATCAAATGGTATTGGAGATATATTAAATAAGGTATTTATTCAAATTGATTTAAGGCATTGGTTGGATGATACAACGGTTCTTCGTCTACAAAGTGGTCAATATACATTTTCCCCTCTTGAATGGTCTTATGTAAAGCAGCTTGGTTCTGTGATACTTCAACAGGCGGAGCTTGAAATTGACGGTCAAACAATTGAAAGTATCGATGGAGATTTTATCAATATATATACACACCTCTTTCAGGATTTAAACAATCAATATTCTATTTTAATGGACGGGCTTGGTCTTTTTACAGAGGATGTTTCCACATCTCCTTACCCAACTCAACATGGAACCTTATGTATACCGATTCCCTTCTTTTTTCAGCGAAGTATTGAGGAGGCTCTTCCGCTTCTTGCGATTAAAGAGGGACGAATTAAAATTCATATTACTCTAAGACCCTTTTCTGATTGTGTTAGACGTATAGGTGTAAAAATAGACGAATCGGATCCTACGCCGCTTGGGGGAACATTTTCTATCAATGATACCCTTTCAGGCACGACTCTTACGGTTAAAGCGATCCAGACAGCTCCTGAATTTAAGAATATTCAACTCTTAACATATTGTGCTCATACGGATGGAAGTATTCGGCAATCTATACTGCGCAATCCATTTGAAACAATGATACGAACGGTTCAGACATTTAGATTTTCAGAACCATTGAAGTATACTACGACATTTTCATCCAAGGATACAATTCAGGTTCAGCTTCCCTTAGAGGTAAATCATCCAATGGAGGAGATTATATGGTTTCTTCGCCGAAAGGCATCTACAAAGCAGAATGATTGGATAAACTATTCAGCAGTTACAGCGTTAGAACATCATGAAACATTTAATCCTAGACGTCCCCTTCTTGAACAGGCATCTATATATATAAATTCGACTGAGCTTATTTCAGCTGAAGAGCAGTGGTATAGAAAGCATATATGTCTGGCTCATCCCGGTGGAATAAGTTCATTTAATGAATATATATATGGGTATAGTTTTTCAAAACGTCCAGGAGTTCATCAGCCATCTGGAACGGCAAATGCCTCCCGTTTACAATCGGTTCGTTTGGTATTAACGGTTCGACCCCCGGGCGGAGCTGATATACAAGATTGGGAGGTTGTAGTCTATGTCATACGTTTAGAGTGGCTTCGATTTGAGAATGGAATGTGCAATCGTATTTACATGGATTAACTGGCTTAGAGTTTTTCACACAAAGAACACAGATGGCGGCGGCAGGCCTATTAAAATTGTTATATTCTGGCTTTCAGGAAGACAGACTATTGCCCCCAAAGGGTCAGCCGCAAATAGATAATTATGATAAGGCATATTTAAAATCAGGTCGTTTTACCACAGAATGGTATAAAGTTCCATTTGATGGAAATCCATCATTTGGAAAAACGGTAAAGGCAACGATTCCTCGGCGTGGACATTTAGTTACACGGGCATTTTTGGTGACTGTGATGCCTGATATAAGGACGGTGCAAGCTTCTGTTCAAGAATTTGTAAATTCTACAAATAATATTTTAGCTTCTCCTTATTTTGGATGGACAAATTCAATTGGTCATGCATTAATCAACGAAGCCCAAGTGACGATTGGAGCTACTCCCATTGATCGTTTGGACGGTCGATTGATGGAAGTATTAGATGAATATAATACACCTATTGAAAAAGTTACAACAGTAAACCGAATGATAGGTAGACATGATAATGGGTTTAACTACACATCAAACGGATATAACGTAACAAATCAAACAGTAATAACCCCATTACCTTTTTGGTTTTCAAAGGGTGATCCAGAAAATGCATTGCCGATCGATGCAATAGGGTTAGATACGGTTCAGATATCAATTAATTATAATCAGTTATCTAAGTTATATGTATCATATAAAAAAACAATAACGAATTTTAAGGGCTTATTTAACAATAATACAGTATATAAAATAGGTGATGTTATACAATGGACTGATGGAAATTTTTATAGATGTTTTCAGTCGTATACCCGTCCCAATAGTATTAGTGTAGCTACAAATCCTGGAGGTGCGACTGCTTCATCGTTGCAGTTAGATACAAATTTACAATTTCCAAACGCCTATTTATTTGGGTTTATTACACAAATTGGTGTGTTACCAAGTGGTGTAAGAACATTCCTTCAGACAAGTGTTCCGTTAACTACTGTAGGTAACGTTGGTGATTTAGCAATTGTTACTACAAATAAGGAAGTATATAAAAAAACTGCAGGTCTTTGGGTACCAGCTATAAAGAATTTACCAAATTCATCTTCTTTGGTGGAAGGAATAGGCGCACAGTCAATTGTGCGCGATGCAAGTGAAAATATATATATCGCAGATCGTGATAACAATAGGGTAATTATATATAATATATCAACGAATGTTCAAACGATTATTGGAGGCACGTCTGGAACTGCAGATGGTATAGGTATAAGTGCAGAATTTGCAGGTCCCGATATATTATGTATAGACAGCACAAATCGTTTTTTATTTGTGCGCGATCGTAATTTTAAAACGATTCGTAGAATTACAATTGCAACACGAGCGGTGACAACACTACAATATCCATTTAGCATTGGGAACCTTACTTCAATGACACTTGATTCAGATGATAATTTAATCATATGCGATGGAACACAAATATTCTTACTTCGATTAACCCCAGGAAGCGATAGTATTGTATCAACCACCCTTTTATTTGTAATTCCTACGCCTTCCGTATCCTATTCCCTACTTGGAATTGATAGTGCAGGGATAAATATTTATGCGGTTGATGATAGTAATGTATGCTATAAAATCCCAGTAGCAAATCCTTCCTCGTTTAGTAGAATCGCGCGAAACTTTTTAGGAATAAGTGATTTTCGAATTGATCACGATGGTAATCTTAATATTGTAGATATCGGAGCTAATACTATATATCAAATAAATTCAATAACATTTTCTGAACAAATACTTATTTCAAGTGCTACGCTTCCAGTAGGAATTACATTACCTTTATCTATATGTGTAAATAGCGATGGTTCATTTTTTGTTGGATTTTTAAATAGAAGGGCAATCGTTAAATATTTTATTCAGGCTGACTGGAATACATCATTAACAATTACCTCGCCGGTATTTAATACAAATGCTACCGAGCTCTATATTGCGTTAAATGCGAATATATTAAATGGATTTAATAATTTAATAAGGCTTGTAGCACCCTTTCCTACTACATTTATTCCAAGGGTTGGAAATGCAATAACAGGTCCATTTATTCCATCAGGTTCAATTATAACTGGTATAAATGTATCAACTGTTAATCCAACAACAACACTCCCATATGATGGAATTACGATTCAAATAAGCAATAATTTAACTATTCCTGCAAATATAGATACATCTCGTGATTCTAGTGGAAATCCAGTTACGTATACATATGTAATTTTTAATACACCCTATAGGGAAATTATAGATACGGTAACTTTATTGGATTGTTTCAGTATTGTATCAAACACTTCATTGAATTCAAGTATAGGGTTAGAACCAAATAACACTCAAACAACGTTGAATTGCCCATCGTTTTCTGAGATAGAGTCGTCGTCGTTTATGACACTCAATGGAATTAAAATCGATAATATAAGAATGCCTGATTCAATTGATATAAAATCAGCATATATATTATTGGAATATGTATATTTGGATAAACCAGAGGCAAATCGAATACGTCTAGGCGATTTAACCTATCGTATAAAACAACATTATGCGTTAAATCCTTATGTAACAAATGGTCAAACAACAGCGCGTATTCCAATACGTGTTCCGAATCTTACAAGTGATATATATTTTATGGCGAATCGTGTAGATGCAGATTCTGTAAATGCACCATTTTTAGCATCACGTGACCTTATGAAAGGAAATGATATATGGTGGCCAGACGCGAGTGGACTTGGTAAGGCTATTTTTACGCAACTTGTCCCTGCATACAGTAATAAGGAATCGGAACCAATTAAGACAATGGGTCTTTTATATCAAGGAAAGATGGTTAGATATGGAACAGATGCTCCTGTATTTTTCAGGAGTATTTTATCTAGTTTTGATAAACGTAAAAGTCCCTGGCATAATAAGTATTATTATAATATTCCTTTTGGGTTAAATAATGTAGGGCACGCAAATATGGATAAACTGCAGAAAGTGGAATTGGCGCTAGAATTCAAGGAGATGACGGGCACGTTAAGTGTAACAAATATACCAAAGTATACCATATATGTCTGGGCAGAAACATATGGGATATTAAGGGTCTATGGTGGAAGGGCAGGGCTCTTGTTTGGATATTAATGTTCTTCTAAAAAACGATAGCTTTCCAAGGTTTTGTTTAAAATCCTCTGAAAGCTCTTTCTTACCTTGAACAGTAGCACATGATGCTTTTTCAAAGGCATTTAATACTTTATCAGACCATAGTGTAGTAGGATCTATTGTATTTGTAAGGGTTATTTCCTCGTGTTGGTATTCGCGTGTGTCTAATTCGTGGGGAGGTGTGATGGATGTATTTGTTATGCTTGTCCATGAATTATCTGAATGAGAACTTAGACTAGTATTCCATTTTGTAGAAGTATGCCGATGATACGGTAGTGTTTTAGGAACATCGCTTTGATTCCACTCTCTTAATGCTGAAGCAGGCTTTATTGCTACCGGTGAAATGATAGGCGATTCATCACATTTAGTATTTGTGGTGGGTTCCGTATCATCTTCTGAATCACTTGCTAAGAGGGCAAACTTGGACGCCCACTTAGATGAAGTATTATACGCTACATTTGCCGTAACAGGCATTTGTCCTGCTACCTTTTTTGGCATATATACTATATATATAAATATTCCTTAGACCATTTAAAAATTGAGTAAATGCGTTAAATAGGAAAGGTGTACCAAATAGAATGAACCTCGCGGTTGTAGAATCTCCATCGAAATGTAAAAAAATAGCTGGATATTTGGGTCCTAGCTGGCGAGTTATAGCAACATTTGGGCATTTGCGTTCTTTAGAGGAAAGTCTAGACGCGATTGGGTTAGAGAATAATTTTGAGTTGAAATATAATTTTATTAAAGAGAAAAAGAAGGCAATTGCGCAAATTATTGATGCTGCATCCAAGGCCGTCGAGATATACTTGTGTGCGGACGATGATAGGGAAGGAGAAGCAATCGCATATAGTGTTGCTTGTTTATTAAAACGAGATCCGCTATCATTCCCGCGAGCTGTATTTCGTGAAATTACGGAAAAGGCTGTAAAATATGCTATTGCGAATCCTAGAAAGATAGATATGAACCGAGTCTTTGCTCAACAGGCGCGTTCTGTCTTAGATATGATGGTGGGATTTACGATATCTCCTTTACTATGGAAATATGTCGCGCGAGGTTTATCGGCGGGAAGATGTCAAACACCAGCATTACGTCTTATTTCTGAGCGAGAAAAGGAAATACAAACGCATGTGTCAAATAGTTCTTGGTGTTTAAAGGGCACTATGTCCCCACTTGGGGTAGTAACAATGGAGGATGAATTGGAGGATCAAGAATCAGTCTTAAATTATTTAGAAAATATTCATATGTGCGATACTGCTACAGTATCATCTATAACAGAAACACCTTGGACGGCATCCCCTCCGCTTCCTTTAATTACAAGTACGTTACAGCAAGAAGCATCCGCACTTCATAGTTT